GCCGTCGGGCGTGTCTACATGGATTTCAAGCACAGAATAAGTTTGCTGCTCCCCCCCGAATCTATTAATAAACGCCTGTTGAACATAGTTATCCTCCTATCACGCTATACTTGCTGTTATAGGCAACTTTTCAATCTCTCTATTATATCCGCAATACAATACGTTGCAGGGAAACATAAATAAACCAGAACTAACGGCAGCTCGAAGAATATCATTATTAAAATAAACTAATCCGTTCGCTGTATCTAAATACTTTCCGTTATTTACATTGGTTAGCCGTAATGTCCCGCGTGCGTTACTAGCAAGGTCAGCCCAATTAAAGTAATCAACTCTATATTGCTGTCCTGCTGCCACGGCAACAACTTGCCGAAATAGTCGGCTATATGTGGCATTCATTGTACTACGCGGATACCAGTATAACCCTAATCGCGTCACATTTTCGGGAATGGTAAATGTCGGCATATATTCCACTTGATTTTGAGCGTTATATTGATTTCGTGACGGAACAAAACAAGCGGTAGGAACATCAACGGGAATAGGA